CGGCTCCAGAGACTTAGTAGCCATCTCGACCTGACTCGACAGTTCGTCGCACTGGGCGAGCAGGGAATCGTCGTCAGGGGTGTTCTCAAGTTGCTTGGTCACGTTGACCAGTTCGTCCTTCTTGGCGACCAGCGACTCTTGCGCGGCCTTGATGCGATCAGACAAGCTCATTTGGAAAATCCTTTGATGGTGCGCTTGGCGGCGATGATTGCCTGCGACGCGCGTTTGATGCGAAGTTGTGATGCGAGGGCAGATTGGAGACCGTCAACGGGATCGCCGATGACATGCTCAAGTTGAAACTGCTTTGCGATCTGCAGAGCAAGCGGTTGGCATGGGACAACCACCACGCTGATCTCGTGCAGAAGGGACTCGTTGAATTTGTAGCCGCGAGGCTTGAGAGGCTCGGCTTTCACGACGTTAAAGCCGATTGAGGCAGCAAGGCGCACGCCTGCGTTTGCAAGACCGCGCACAAGGTCTGCCATCTTGCTGATGCCAGGATCGACCAGCTTGAGGTCGGCGGTCGTATGGTCGCCACGCACTTGCAACTCGTCCCAGTAGCCGATGACATCGGCGATCTTGCCGCTGTGGTCAACCTGGGCGGGGATGCGATCAGACACGGGCTTCATGCCGCGCTGCACCACGATGTCGCCGACTAGATCAGGCGCCTCGTGCGAGATGACGAAGGTGTACACACCGTTGGCTTTCGCCTTGATGTGGCTGAGTTCTGGCGGGAGGGATTTACGGTAATCCACGGTGACGGCTCTCCATTGCAGAGGGCCGGTTGCACTACCACCGTTGCCGAGCGGATTCTTTCCTAAAACGTGTACCCTGTCAACCAAGCGGATGGCGGGGACGGAGGAAGGTTCTTCCGTTCCTCACGTTCGCGGCGACCTGGGCGATTTCTAGACATGCGGCGGGTTATAGCGTGCCGGCCACAGAATGTCAACCGGCACGCTATAGGTCAACGCTGAACCTGCGTCGGGATAGCCGTAGCCGTTCCGCTGCCGATGTTCACGATGTCCGTCGATTGACGGGCAATCTGAGCGCCGAGGCTCGCCAGATGAGCCTGAAGGCCAGCAAGCTGAGATTGCTGCTGCTGCTGGTTTACCGATTGGCTGATGTTCAACTCAGCACCACGCCCGTGATACCCGGCGCGAGCCTCTGCCAATTCGCTTTGCAGGTTGGTAATAGTCGAAGCATCAACCTTGGAGCCAATCGCGTTCACTGCTTGCAGGGTAGCGATCAGGTTCTGGTTGGCTTGATTGCTCAGGGCGTTTTCCGACCGTGCGATGGCTGCTTCGGTTTGAGCCGCCGCAAGCGGCACTGCGGCCTTAATGTCCGAAAGCTGTCCCAGAGCGAGAGCCGCCATAGGATCTTGATTACCACCAAAAAGGCCACCGTTGCGATTGCCAAGAAGTAGGCCAAAAAGCAGCCCACCGAGTCCAGCACTACCAAACATTCCGCCCATTCCACCATCGCCTCCGACTCCGAATTTCGGCTCGTTCTCGATCTTCACCGGGTAAGGCATCATCTCTGCCATGTTCTTCACTCCAGACTAGTCACGGGACAACCCCGTGCGAGAAGCGTAAGGCTGCGCGTCACGCTCTTTAGGTCGATGCGGACTGTGACGCGCACGGCGCAAGATTTGGAATGGCTAAATCCGAGTCCCAACGCGCCGCCGCTCTACGCGAACGCAGAGCGGCTCAAGATTTGCACGAAGTGCGCGGCATCTGGGCACCCAAGCGTTACCACATTCCCATCAGGTTCCATGTGGCCGCAGCAATGCCGAAAACCTCAGACCCGGTTGCCGTAGCGCAAGCCTTCAAGAACCTCGATGATGCGCTCAAAGCCTGGTTCAGCGATCCACAGAAGGCGAGGCTAGGACGGGACTAGTCAACCGATAGTAACTAGTGCGCGTTAAACATGTATGCGCTAAAATGACGAAGCCAGCGCGGCGGCAACCGAGCTGGCTTCTGATTCACACCGACTGAGAAGGAGTCAACGTGAACTACCAACGAATCTACCAGCAGTTCATCGCAGACCGCAAGGCCAAAGAGCCTGAGTGCTATCGCGGGAAGTCCTATGGAACAAGAAACACTTCTATCGGCTCATGGGTCGATGGAGAGTACTACGAACATCATCACGTGACGCCCAAAAGCATGGGCGGAGACAACTCGGCCGAAAACGTAGTCAGCCTGACCGCTGAAGATCACTTTTTCGCACACCTTTGCTTGGCAAAATGGCTAGGTGGAGAGCAGTGGCGCGGCGTTCATTGCCTGATAAACCTAAAAAACAAATCATCCATACAAGGGCGCAGCAAATACTCAATGCGCCCGATGGTTGGATTTGCCAGAAAACAATGGGCTCGTTATCAGTCAGAGTCAAAAAAAGGAGTACCGAACCCGTCGCGCGGTGTCCACGGCACCGTTTTTCACGAAGACGGGCGTGAAGTTTCTGGGTATTGCACAACCATAAGCAAAAAAACAGGTCTAAATATGACCACTGTGTATAACCTGCTTACAAAAAAGTGCGGCCGATCTAGAGACGGGTGGTTTGCATTTCAGGATGAAAAAGAAAAGGCTGTTCTTGCGGCAAGAGCACAGGGTATCGCAATGGCCGCGTCAACGATCAACGGCTGTAACTCAAAAAAGGTGATTTGCCTAGATACCGGGGAAGTCTTTGATAGCGCGACGTGCGCGGAAGAAAAAATCGGTTTTTCCAACGTGACAAACGTGTGTCTTGGAAAGAGGTCTTACTGCGGTGGCAAGCGGTGGGCTTACTTTAATGGAAGCGCTGAAGAATCAGAGTCTGAATGGCAGAAATTCTTTTTGATTAGAAAAGTAAAGCGGGCAGAGTCCAACAAAAAGAAGGGCGAGGCAGCTATTGGAAGAAGCGCGGTAAAAGTTATCAATGTAACCACTGGGGAGGTTTACTCGTCCATGGCTGAGGCTGCGGAAAAAACAGGATGCACATGCATTTCCGATGCCTGTTCCGGGAAGAGAAAAAGCTCTGGCGGATTCATTTGGTCTTATTACGAAGAAAATAAAATTTATCCAATAGGGCTTGAGCCAAAAAAGCGCGAGAGGAAGGTAGTAAAAAGAATGAGCCCGGCAGAAGCAAGGGCGCTGAAGCGAAAGCGCTTGTTTTGTGTTACAGATGGGCGGGAATACGCTTCGATGGCAATTGCTGCAAGCAGCATCGGCGCCAGCCCGTCCGCCATCACATATGGAATAAAAAATAACAAGCCTGTGAAAGGATTTGAATTTAGGCTTGTTTAACAATTATTTTATTTTTTCTACCCAATCATACTTTCAATACTTAGTTCCGTCGTAGCGCCTTCTGATACCTGGAACACGGCCATCACTGCGGCCACGGCGGGATCTATCCTCTGGGTAGAAAGATTTTTCGCAAGCTTTTTTGAACCTGCGGGGTCTGAAATACTTAGTGCGTTTGAAAACGACATATTGAAAAGTTCGTGCATGCCGTGACGGACGCGCTCTTGCAAGATCAGCGTTTCAAACGCGGCAAGGCGAGGGCCCATGTCTTTGAATCCCTGTCCGCACTCAACCCACTCTGCGTCTTGCGCGAACGAAACGTCTGTCGCAGCCTTCTTGAAGTGAGTGATCCCCCACCTGTCGAAAACGACATGCGTCGGATGGATGTCCAGATCCATCAAGGCATCTCGCAAGTAACTGGCGATCTGCTCATAGTCCATCGTCTTGCCGCCGATGGGGATCATCTTTCCGCTTTTGCACCACTGAGCGTAAGGGACACGATCTCGCGCACTTCTTTCTTCGATTCCTTGAGACGGGCAAAACACGAACGGATGAATGTGAACGATTCCAGTCGTAGCGCACTTCGCCGCGATGACTGCCGCGGTCAAGTCGTTTCGCGCCGAAAGATCAAGCGCAATGGTCGTCGGGTTTTCTCTGAACACATCAAAGTCAACTGGTCCGCCACACGCCTTGTAAGCGTTTGGCGATAACCAGATACCAGTCATGGACGTTCTCTGATTGAGGCATAAATTGCGAAAGCCGCCTTCTTGAGACGCAATACGCTTGGCTGACTCAGCCTGCGCCTTCATGTCCTCATAGCTTCTGAACACGCCGATTCCAGGGTTTGAGTAAACCCAGCCAGCAGGGTCGTCGATCTCGTATTCCTTTGGCGTCTCGAACAAAACGCACACAGTATCGTGCGGCTGCTCGCGTTCAGCAGCGTCCATGGCGACGCTAAAGAAGTCGGAGTCCGATGCGGCTTGCGTTGAGATCGCCGCGAAGGTGGAGTCGTCAAACGAACCCTGACTGCTTCGCAGCATGTCGAGGTAATCTGAATTCTGCCCCGTCAGGCTACCAGCCTCGTCAAGCACCAAGTATTTGATGCTCCGACCAAGGTTACTCTTTGCCTCAGCTGATCCGGCAACATACTCAGCGCCTGTTCGCAACGAGACCACACGCTTGCTACTGGGCACGCATCTCACCAGCGGATCGATGTCTGGACTGAGCATGATCATGTCAGCCAGTTGCTTGTAAAGAATCGCGGCTTGCTCACGAGCAAGCGCAAAGCTGCCAAGAGACAGATTGCGTTCAGACATGAACGACACGAGGTACAGCAGAATCAAACAAGCCTGAATGAATGTTTTTCCGTTCCTTCTGGCGAGAGAGATGTACAGGTACTTTGGCTTGATGTCGATGGCCAGGTACATGATGACTTCTTGCCACCACATAAACCGCACAGGCTTGCCGACCATGTTGCCGCCCGGAATGAAGCACTTTTGCTCCAGAATCCGCATGCCCTTTTCGGCGTTGGTCAGCTTCTCATTCTCAAGCGGGCGCCAGTTGCGGAACTTGACCTTGGACAAGTCGGCGCATCTGATTGCCTTGCGAACGTAATCTGGCAGCGGGATTTCTTCTCCCGCCTTCCATTCCTTCGGATTGATGAACTGAAGATCGCGCGCGGGCGCGTCAGCTTTCGCGACGGACTCCGCGGCTGACGCCGCCGGCGCTTTGACCGGCCCCGGAGCCACCGCCGCCAGCA